TGAGATTAACCGCGCTCGTGCGGCGTCGAGCGATGGCGGGCGGGAGACAATCAGGATTAGCGAGAACAGCAAGGGCGACATTGCGAAGATGGGCCGCCCGGCTCACTATACGGTTATTCCCTGATGCTACTCGCCCCACTACGCCAGAACGCACGGCGCGGGCCTGTCTCGCAAGGGGCGTCTATTCCTGCCCCTGTAGAGGGCTGGGATGATTCATCCCCTCTCGCAGACATGTCGCCCAAGCGCGCTATTGTGATGGACAATTGGTGGCCCGAGCCTGCCTATTGCGCTCTGCGGAAGGGGTTCAAGCAGCATTCCAATACCGGCGTGACGGACGCTGTTCAAAGCCTCATGGCCTATCATGGCTCTGCTGTGGGAACCGACAAGCTTTTCGCGGTTGCTGACGATACGATTTACAATGTCTCCGCTTCATCGGGTACGGCTACAAGCGTTACTTCGCTTACAAGCGCGAAGTGCCAGCATGTGAACTTCACCGTTTCGGGCGGCTCTTACCTGATTGTCGTCAACGGGGCTGATGCGCCCTTGGGCTTTAACGGCACGGCATGGGCCGCGCTCACGCTCACAAGCGCGATTGACGAGGATACGTTTATTCATGTGAACGTGTTCAAGAACCGGCTGTTTTTCATCCCCGAGAACTCGACCAAGTTCTGTTATCTCCCGGTCGATAGCGTCGGCGGAACCGTCACAAGCTTTGAACTTGGCGGCCTGATGAACCTTGGCGGCTATGTGGTCGCCATGGGGACGATTACGATTGACGGCGGCTCCGGCCCGGATGATCAGGCGGTATTCATTACGTCCAAGGGCCAAGTGATTTTGTTCCAGGGGTCTGACCCGGACGACACAAACGCATGGGCGCACGTGGGGACGTACAGCCTGCCGCCTCCTATCGGCCGCCGCTGCCTTGTGAAGATTGCGGGCGACTTGGGGATTCTGACGACCTCGGGCCTTCTCCCCTTGTCCAAAGCAATGGTTGTAGACCGTGCTGCGGTCGATAACGTCGCGCTAACGGGGCGGATCAACAACACCATGACGGCATCGGCCCGCAGCTATGGGCAGAACGATGGCTGGCAAGCGATAGTCTATCCCCGTGGCAATATGTGTCTGGTCAATATCCCCGTGACCTCCGGGGGAACTGCATATCAGTACGTAATGAACACGCTCCACGGCGCTTGGTGCCGGTTCACGGGGCAGAACGCCTTGTGTTGGGAGGTTTTCCAAGACCGGCTGTTCTTCGGCGGATCGGACGGCAAGGTTTACGAGGCTGACGCTACATCGTCAGACAACGGCGTTGCCATCACCGCCGATATGAAAACGGCGTTCAATTACTACGGGACCAAGGGCCGGTTGAAGAACTGGAAAATGGTCCAGACGCTTATTCGTTCGGATGGCCGCGTGACACCGGCAATCAAGATGAACGAGGATTTTAAAGACGAAATCCCGGTGTTCATCCCGAACACGGCGGCAAGCTCGTCGCTCAAGTGGAACCAGTTTCAGTGGAACCTCGCAACGTGGCCCTCGACCCGGCTCGTCAGCAATGATTGGCAGTCGGTCGATAAGACGGGGCGCTGCGCTTCGATCCGCATTCGCGTTATTGCGGAGTCGTCTTCGTCAACGCCGATCACGATGGAAGTTAACGGCTTTAACGTGATCTATGAGGTTGGCGGGTTCCTGTAATGCACATCGTACTAGGGCAGGATGAAGCGGTAGGCCAATTCGCAGCCGAACGCTTGGGCCGGGCTATCATCCCGCCTTTCACATCAATGGGCATTGTTGGCGACGATGGGCAGTTAGCCGGGGCGATTATCTACAACGGCTACAACGGGGCGAATATCGAGATTTCGTTTTACGGCCCCGGCACGATGCACCGGCGCTTTATCAAGGCGGCTTTTGCGTACCCCTTCGACCAGTTGAAAGTGATCCGCCTGACCGCGCGGACAAAGCGCTCAAACAAACTCATGTGCAAGCTGCTTGCCCGCCTCGGGTTCACATACGAGGCGACGTTGAAGAATTACTTTGGCCCGTCGCGCGGGGATGATGCGATCCTGTATCGCATGACCCGGAGCGAGGCCGCGAAATGGCTAGGAGATGTCGCGCCAGATTTTGCCGCAGCGGATATCGGAAATCGTGGCTTTGTGCACGCCAAACTTCGCAGCAACTTTTTTCCCACTGACCCCGTCGGCCAATAGTTTTCTTATCTGCCGTACATCATCGGCGTTAAGTTTTGCGTTCGGTTTAGTCTGCCCGCTTACGGACAGCATAATGCCAAAGGTTGGACAATCGTCCCTCTCGAATACATGTTTCCACGTTTCACCTTTGCAAATCGCGTCAACTGTTGAGGGGTCAACGCCGTATTTCCCGCCAAGCCAGTTAAGCGATTTGCCTGAAACCCTCAGCCGTCGCATTTCAGCGACCTTCTCGTCTGTAAGCTTAGACCCCGGAACATCAGCGCCACGACGCATAGCCGCTTTCGTCTTAGCGAGCCATTGCGAGTTTGAACTAATATCGGGCGGGAACACCATTCTGCCTTTTCGCCTAGCGTCCTGCATGTTGTCTTTGTGCGTGCCAAAAAATAGATGAGATGGATTTACACATTCGCGGACATCGCATTTGTGGCATACGTGCATACCGTTTGGTATCGGCCCAAACGCTAATTCGGCAGAATAACGGTGTGCCCCGTTGTTCTTTGGATGATGGAAAACGCCATATCCGTTCTTTGATTTTGCGCCTAACCATATCCAGCATTCGTCTGGATGTTGGCGGTGAACTTTCGCCCAAAAGCGGGCCTGAATATCAGCAGTGAAATAATCCTTCATGTTGGGATGATATCCCAAAAGAACAACGGAGACAAGCCTTGGATTCTCCATCGCCGCCGAAGGCCCCGGACCCTCAGGTTGTCGCGGAAGCGCAAACCAAGTCCAACAAGGAAACGGCTGTAGCCAATGCGTATCTGAACCGCATTGATCAGACCAGCCCATTCGGGACGAATACCTATCAGGTCACGGGAACGAACCCGGACGGCACGCCGAAGTTCTCGCAGTCCACGCAGTTCTCGCAGCCGGTTCAGGGCCTGTTTGATAACTACATGTCCATGACGCAGGGCATGGGCGATATAGGCAACATGCAGCTTGCAGGCTTGCAGCAGCAGTATGCGCAGCCGCTGAACCTGAACACGGAAACGGAAAACCGCATTGCGGCTTTGCGCTCGGCCCGCCTTGACCCTGAATTGGCGCGGCAGGATGAGGCGCTTCGCACTCGGCTTACTAATCAGGGCTTCCGCGAAGGAACTGAGGGCTGGGATCGTGCGCTTGAGCGTCAAGGCCGCATGGCGACGGATTCGCGCAACCAGCTTTGGCTTGATGCCCGCCAGCAGGGGATGCAGGAAGCCATTGCGCAGCGCCAGTTGCCCTTGAACGAGTTCAACGCGCTCCGCACCGGTTCGCAAGTGTCCATGCCTCAGTTTACCGGCGTTCCCGGCGTGCAGCAGGCGAATACAAATGTCGCTGGCATTTACAGCGACAACTATAACCAGCAGATGCAGGCTTATAATGCACAGAATAGCCAGAACAATGCGTTTATGGGCGGGCTTTTCGGGCTTGGCGGTTCTCTGCTTGCCGCGCCTATGACGGGTGGCGGCTCGGTTGCCGGTTCATTGTTCGCTATGTCTGATATTCGTCTAAAGCGCGATATTCAGCGCATCGGGACGCTGCCTTCCGGCTTGCCTGTGTACAGTTATCGCTACTTGTGGAGCGATGCGCCACAGGTTGGCGTCATGGCGCACGAGGCGCGCGAGCTGTTCCCAGACGCGGTGCGCGAGTTTGATGGGTTCCTCGCCGTCGATTACGGAAAGGTTGGCTGAAATGGTTATGGGATATTTCAGCCCCGGCGAGGGTGAACAATTCACCTTTGAAGATTTGGAGCGCAGGAAGAAACTTGCCGCCGCGCTAATGTCTCAGGCCGGGGATTATTCCCCCGTCCAGTCATGGACGCAGGGCGCGGCGCGACTTGCTTCCGGCCTCGTCGGCGGTTTGCAGCGCGAATATGCCAACAAGCTGTCCAAGGAAGGCGGAAAAGCCTACAATGAACAACTAGCTAAAATCTTGAGCGGCGGCCAGTCTGGCGGGGCTATGCCTGCCGCCGCCCCGTCTCCCATGCCGACAAGTGGTTCATCGCTTCCTGCAATGGCAAGCGGCGGTAATATCCCCAAGATGGTCATGCCTGACCCTGTTTACGGCAATCTTGATGCAACGCAGAAGGCGCTGCTAAACGCTATTGCTGCGCCTGAAAGCGCCGGGGCCTATAATATCCGCTACACGCCAAAGGGCGGGGCGACGTTTGCGGGTTTCGACGCGCATCCGGGCGTATTTGAACCGGGACCGGCTGGCCCTTCATCGGCAGCAGGCCGCTATCAGTTTACAAAGACGACTTGGGACCGCATGGGCGGTGGCGCGTTCACGCCTGAAAATCAGGATCAGCGCGCGCTCGCCCTCGCCAATCAAGATTATAAGGCCCGCACTGGCCGCGATTTGATGGCGGATATTCGGGCCAACGGCTTCACGCCACAGATTGCGCAGGCGCTTGGCCCGACTTGGCGCGGCCTGATTGATAACCCGCAAAAGGCAATGGCGGCTTTTCAGTCCACCATGCAGCGCAACCAGCCCGCTCAGGCGCAAGTGGCGTCCGCTGGCGGCATGACGCCTGACGGGATGCCAACCAGCCCCGTGCCGTCAAACACTCCCCCCATGTCCTACGCGCCAGGCCAGCAGGCTATTGCGAGCGCAGCCCCGCAAGCCCCTCCGCAGCCCGCACAGGGCCAGCGGCTTGCGCAGGCTATCACAAGCCCGCCAATCCCCGCACCCCAGCCTACGGGCAACGTACAGGCCGCCATGATGGCGGTGCTTACTGACCCGCGCTTTTCCCCGCAGCAAAAGCAGCAGGCGATGGAGCTTTTCCAGATGGGGCAGCGCGAGCAGCCCAAGTGGGAAAAGCTCAACGATGGCACGCTGTACAACCCGCGCACGGCAGAGACGCGCGGCGTTGGCGGGGGCTATCGTCCGATAACTGACCCGGCAGAACGCGCCCGGTTTGGCATCCCGGCAGAGGATAAGGCCCCATATTACATTGGCCCAGATGGCAAGCCATCGTCCCTTGGCCGCGCGCAAACCAACGTCAACGTTGCGTCCGGCGAAAGGGAAGAGGACAAGATTGTTGGCAGGGCTGTCGGGGAGCGTCGGGTTAAGGTCGAAAACGCATTCTCATCGGTTCCGGACCGCGTTCAGAAAATTGAACTTGCTCAATCCTTGCTTGAGGGCGTCCAAACGGGGCGCATGGCAGGCTTCCAAGGAACGATTGCGGAATGGGCTTTGGGCGCTGGCATCAGGCCGGACACCCTAGAAGCCTTTGGCATCAATCCAAAGCTCCCCGCTACTCAGCAGGCGTTGGAGTCTGAGGTCAACCGTATGGTTGTTGGCATGATTGGCCCGGGTGGCTTCCCAGCTAACAATTTCTCAGACGCCGACCGCGCGTTCCTTGTCCGCATCTTCCCATCGATTCTCAACCGTCCTGAAGCAAACGCGCTCATTCTTGATGTGCAGAAGCGCGCTGCTGAGCGTGAACTTATGGCGGCTGAGGATTGGGCAGCGGCTAAGGACGCGGGAGTTTCGTTCGCAAAGTGGGAACGTGATTTCTCGCAGAAGGTCAAGGGCCAAGATGTGTTCAAGGATATTGCAGAGCGGGTCAAGGGGATGGGTAAAGCCCCAGCCCTAGCAACATCCCCGCAAGGCAATTCCGCGCCAGTTCGCCGTCGCTATGACGCACAGGGGAACCTTCAATGAGCTTTATCGAAGTTGAAGGCCCGGATGGTGCAATACATGAATTCCCATCCGGAACGTCAGATGACGTAATCAAGCGCACGCTAGGCAAGGTTTATCAACCGAAAGCGGCACCCACTCTTGCTGGCGAAGCAAAGGCAGTCGGCGCAAGCGGCGTCAAGGGCGTAGCTTCTCTGCTTGGCCTTCCCGGCGACATACTCAAAGGTACGCGCTGGGTAGCTGACCAAGCTGCTCAACTGCCGGGGAGAGCCTATAACTACATGGCCGGGGATGGTTCTTTCACCATGCCTGCGGCAATGCAGCAAAGCGCGGCGGAAGCCGATAAGGACCGCATATCGCTTCCGGGCGGGTCTGACATTGTGCGCGGTATCGAGTCGGTTACGGGGGAGCTTCCCAAGCCCCAAACGACCGCAGGCCAGTATGCGGGAACAATCGCCGAATTTGCGCCAGCGGCGGCATTAAGCCCCGGCACGATAGGCCAGCGCCTTGCCATGGCCCTTGTCCCCGCTGTTGCATCTGAAAGCGCGGGACAGGTTACAAAGGGCACCGCTGCCGAACCATACGCCCGCCTTGGCGGCGCTTTGGCGGGCGGTATCGGGACCGCTTGGGCGCAGTCTCCCAGCTACGCAAACCGCATGACCGCGCGCGCGGCGCAGGACGTAACGCCGCAACAGTTTCAGGCGGCGGAAACCCTTATGCGCGATGCACAAGCGCGCGGCGTGACGCTAACTGTGGACGAAGCTATCCAATCCGTTACCAACGGCGCGACCCGCTTGGGCGATGTGCGCCGCGTTGTCGAAAGCACGGTTGAGGGCGGCGGGCGTTTCGGGCCTGTCATGGCGCAGCGCCCGGCGCAGATGCAGCAGGCCACAGACGCGGCATTCAACACAATCGCGCCACGTTCCGCCAATCCGTCCATGATTGGGCGGCAGATGCAGGAATCGTCCGAAACGCTCTTGAACAACACCCGTCAGGGCATCAACGCGGTTACAGAGCCGATGTACACGGCGGCGGCTCCTACGCGGGTTCCGCCTGCTGAGTTTCAGCGCCTACAGACTTTGCCAGGATTTGATGAGGCATTGGCGACCGTTCGCAATACGCCGCAACTCAACCGCTATGTGGCAGGCTTGCCTGACGATAGCGTTGGCGTCTTAAACGAAGTCAGAAAGCAGCTTGTTAATTCTAGCGAAAACGCTGCTGGCGCGTTCAATCCGATGCGCAATCAGCAAATCTCGGCTGGCTATGGCACTGACGCCGCCAACGTGGGGGCAACGGCTCGCGCAATTGATCCGCGCTATGGCCGGGCGGTTGATGAGCAGGCCCGGCTTCGCGTTGCTTATCTTGAGCCGCTCGACGCGGGTCCGGTCGGTCAGATCAGCAGGACAAACGACACGACCCGCGTAGGCAACATCCTAATGGGCGATAAGGCCAGCCCTGCGGAAGTTGGGCAGGCAACAACGTTTCTTGCCGGTCAAAACCCGCAAGCGACACGCGGGCTTGTGCGTGAGCATTTAGGCCGCGTTTCTGACAAGACGGTCGCGGGCATGAAGGGTCCAGACGCCGACCAGTTTGCGGGCGCAGCCTTGGCTAAGGCGCTACGCGGCAACGGGCGTGAACGTGAGAACATTGAAGCTGCAATCCGTTCCGCAGCAGGCCCGAATGTAGAGCAAAACGTGTCGCGTCTTGTGGACGTTTTGCAGGCTACCGGCTGGCGGCAGCGGAAGGGTTCAATGACTGCCTTCAACAAAGAAAGCCTTGACGACCTAGCTCGCGGCGGCCCTGAGACGGTAGGCAATCTCGCAAAGCCGTTGCAGTCAACAAAGGACGCGCTTCGCCGCGCACGCCTTGGCTCACAGGCCGAGCGTCTAGCGGAAGTCCTTTTGTCGGGACCGGACGGCATCAGGCGGATCGAGCAAATCGCCGCGCAAGGGACGGGGGCTAATGCCGCCATCGCTAAGGCTTTGCTGACGTACTCTGCGGCCTCTCCATAAAGCTTCTAGTTTCATCGTAAATGCAGTCACTACCGCAGCAAGGGTAATCCCCAATATAGCGGCGGCCATATGATTATCAGTCATGCCTAACGGGATGTTCGCGAACATCACGCCGATGACGATTGCTGCCTGAAAAACCTTCCAACCCATTCATCCTCACAGGAGTAATACATGCCCCGCAATGGCTCGGGAGCGATGTCGCTCACCACGTCTTTCGTCCCAGAAACGGACGCTCTTGCCGAGGACGTTAACACCGTTCTCGAAGACATTAGAAACGAAATTACTAACTCACTGGCGGCGGACGGTCAAACCGCCATGACCGGGGCTTTTCGGGCGGTAGATGGCTCTGCGGCGGCTCCGGGCATTACGTTTGCCTCTGACCTCGACACCGGCATTTATCGCATTGGGTCTAACTCGTTCGGCGTGACAGCAAACGGGGCGATTGTCGCGACGGTCAACGCTTCCGGCATTACGCTCGCCTCGGGCAAGACGCTCACGGTAGGCGGATCATCTGTAACGGCAATTCCTTCCGGCGTCATCGTGATGTGGTCGGGAACCGTTGCCGCCATCCCCTCGGGCTGGTTCCTGTGCAACGGATCAAACGGAACGCCTGACCTCAGGGACCGTTTCGTTATTGGCGCGCGTCAGGACGATGCAGGCGTTGCAAAAACAAACGTCACCGGCGCGCTCACGACTTCGGGCGGCTCAAAGGATGCCGTCAACGTCTCGCACACGCACACCGCGACGGTCACAGATGCAGGCCATACGCACACGACCGAACTGAATTACACCACGGTTGGCGGGGCGGGATCGTCGCGCCAGTGGTACGGCAGAACCGGAACGCTTGATGTGTCCGCATCGGCTGACGCTAAAGCATCGTCATCCGCCACAACTGGCATTACGGTCGCAAACTCGACGGAAGGCTCTAGCGGGACGAATGCGAATCTCCCGCCGTACTACGCCCTTGCCTTTATCATGAAGGCTTAAACCCGTGGCGCTCCGCAATCGCCCTCTCAGCATGGGGCTAAAGCCCGTCACAGGGCTTGCAGATGGCGTAGCCGACAAGGACGCGGCCAACATCGGGCAATTGAACGCCGGGCTTGATCTTCGCGCGCTCAAGGCGACGACGATTAGCGCGGGAACCGGCCTGACAGGCGGCGGCGATCTATCCGCCAACAGAACGATAGCCCTTGCGAATACGGCTGTGTCCGCTGGTTCATATACGCGGGCGACGATTACGGTTGACGCTCAAGGCCGGATTACCACGGCGGCGAATGGGGCGAGCGAGTTTCCGACACAGACCGGCAACGCGGGGCGGCTGCTGACGACCAATGGCACAGCCGTCTCATGGTCCGCTGATAGCGCGGTTCGGGCGCGGGCTTCCATATCAAGCGCACTGACAACGCCAGTGGTCGATTCCGGCGCGGTGAACGTCGCCAGCGTCACGCGAAGCACCGGGACTTATAGTATTGCGTTCACCACAGCGCTCGCCTCGACCGCCTATCAGGTCATGTTTTCTTTCCGCTCTGTGTCTAGCCCGACTGATAGAATCTTGATCGGCCCGGCGAATAAGACCGTGAACGGTTTTGACTTGAACTGCATCCGCACATCAGGCGGGTCCGATGTGATGGACTCATTTGAGTTTGTCGTTTTCGGCGGCTTCTAGTGTCCCGGCAAGACGCTCTTGCGGCGTTACTCGCGCTCGCGATTGCGCTGGCTGGCCTTGGCCCTTCGATCATCATTGCAATAGTGAAATAGGAGAACCCCTTGGACGCAGAACAAATGCGCAAGGCGCTCCGGGCGCTTGGGCCAAATGGCAAGCGGTCAATTATTGACCCGGTTGCGGACGCGGCGGTTGATATTCTGCCTGAATACGAAATCACGACGCCGCTGCGGCTTGCCCATTTTTGGGCGCAAATGTCGCACGAGTGCGCGGGGTTTCGTACCTTGCATGAGTACTGGGGGCCGACCGATGCGCAGCGCCGGTACGAAGGCCGGAGAGACTTGGGCAACACGCAGCAGGGCGATGGCTACAGGTTCCGGGGCCGTGGCATCATCCAACTGACGGGCCGGGCAAACTATGTCACGTTCGGCAGGCGACTTGGCCTCGACCTCGTAAATAATCCAGAGTTGGCGGCTGATCCTAAAGTCGCTTTGCGGGTCGCGTGCGAATACTGGAAATCGCGCGGCTTGAACGCCCTTGCTGACAAGAACGATATTAAGGGCATCACGCGGAAGGTCAACGGCGGGCTTAATGGCCTTGCGGATCGTCGCGCAAACTACGTCATTGCATGGCGCGTATTTGGCAAGGGCGAGGGCCTCCCAAAGACAGAGCGCAAGGTTGCCTCGACCAAGGACGCGACGGCTACGGTCGCCACGGGCGGCGGCGCTGCTATCGGCGTAGGCGCGGCCTACGAACTCGGCAAGGAAGCCGTCAGCAACGCCTCAGACATTCGCGAGACGGCGGAAGGCGCGGGAACGCTTGTCGGGTTTGATGGCTCTATGGCGCTCTTGGCAGGCGCGGTCCTGATTATCGCGGTAGGCGTCGGCTTCCTTCTGTATCGCAACTGGAAACGCAAGCGAGAGGAGGAAGGCTGATGTGGTTCCTTCTCGCCTACTGGAAGCCCATCACCATCGTCGCGGCGCTCGCGGCCCTGTTCACATGGCACAAGCTGGAAACCCGCGCGGCTTTCAAGGCTGGCGTGGCGTCAGAGCAGACGAAAGCCCGGATCGAAGCGGGCAACCGTATCAAGGACATGGAGACGAACGATGAAGCATTTCGCAAGCTTCCGGCTCTGGAGCGTTGTCGCGCTTTCATGCGTGATAGCGGGTTGCCAGTCAGTCACTGCGACGAGCGGTAGCGGCTATCAGTTCGTCCGCTTCGCTAATCCCAAGGCGGCTGTAGCGGCTTCGCAAGACCCTACGGCGGGGCCTGCCATCGCGTCTAACAATCAGCAATGCCGCAAGGACGCTGCCTGCAAGAAGTAACGCCATTCGGAATGGGGCGACGAAATGCCAGACGACACGCGCGATAGAGTTATGCGGCTTGAAAGCGAGCTTTTGCACATGGAAAAGAAGCTCGATCAAGTATCAACGCAAGTCAAGGAAATGCACGAGATTTTAATCGGCGCGCGTGGGGCCAAGTGGGCGATTATGCTCATAGTCGCCATTGCCGGGTTCTTCGCTGGCAAGCTGGGCGCGGTGTCCTCTATATTCGGGGTCAAGTAAATGGCCCCGCCGTCAATCTCGCGGGCGACGGCAGAGGAAACAATTAAAGCCGTCGAGGAAGCGCTACGCAAGGGCCACAAACCATCCGGCATGTCTCTAGGCGGTGGTGAAATGGGCGCGGTTGGCGCAGCCGCAAGGGCGCTAGGGACAGATCATTCAACGGTAACGCATCGGCTTCGCAAGGCAAAGGCGCTATATCAGATAGAACCTGACTGGTCGCTTTATGAGGCGCTTCCGGCGAAACAGTTGCCCGGCTTTGAAGTTCGCTCAGTGCTTGCCCGGTACGACAAACACGGCAACGCGGCAGGCGAGACCATCGCTCACGGGATGGAACGCCGTGAAAAATACAAGGTAGAGGAAGGCCATTCGGTCAAGAAGGTTTCCGCTTATGTCTATCCAGATGGATACATGGGCGGGCGTTGGGTCCAGTCCAGCAAGGACGCATCAGATTACACAATCGAAGCGCTCAAGAAAGCCTTTGACGAATACAAGGGCCATGCCAAGCCCGTCCCGCCTCCCAAGCACGCGAATAAAGACCTTCTCACGGTGTACCCGATAGGGGACTATCATCTAGGCATGTACGCTTGGAAAGATGAAACCGGAGAGGATTGGGATTTGGACATTGCCGAGCGTACATTGCGCGGCACGATGGCCGATCTAGTTTCAAGCGCGGCTCCATCGGAAACTGGCATAGTCCTCTCGCTTGGCGATTTCTTTCACATAGACGATAGCACGAATCGGACGCCAGCAAGCGGCCATGCGCTTGATGTGGATACGCGCCGGGCCAAGGTTTTACAGGTCGGCGTCAAGCTCCTAATCGACTGCGTGGAAATGGCGCTGGCAAAACATAAAAAGGTTGTCGTCAGGTGCCTTGCTGGCAACCACGACCCGGCGACTACGCCAGCCCTGAATATAGCCCTGTGGGCGTTCTTTCACGGCAACAAGCGCGTTCTTGTAGATTGCTCC